CAAGGCTCAGGGCGGCCAGTATGACATCACCAACGCGGTCACGAAGATCGAATGGAGCGGCTCGGCCTCGCAGGCCTCGCGGCAGCTCTCCATCGACTACGTGAACGCACCCTTTGATCATTTCAATCTGCCGCAGATCAGCACCGGAGACCTTGTCTCCTTCTCCTACGGGCAGGAAGGCGAGGTCTTCTATGGCCAGTTCTTCGGATCCGAGAAGTCCGCGGCCATCGGCACGATCACCTTCACAGCCTTCGACTTCATGAAGAACCTCCTGGAGAGCACCGGCCAGTATAACTTCAAGAACCTGCCTCCGGAGACGATCGCGCAGATGGTCTGCGACGATGCCCAGATCCCGGTCCGCTTCCTCTATCCGACCGGGGTGAACATCGCCTCGATGCTATGCGACGAGATGACGCTCTACGACATCATCATGGCCGCCTACACCAAGGCCCACCGGATCACCGGGGACAAATACTTCCCGATGGTCTACAAGAGGGGCCTGGGCGTCTATAAGACTGAGTGGATCGTCAGCGGCTTCGTCCTGGACGACTATGAGAACCTCATGGAGGCGACCATAGAGGAGACGATGGACAACATCGTGAACCGGGTGAAGATCTTCGACGAGCAGGGCAAGCAGATCGGGGAGGTGGAGGACGCCGGATCTCTGAGTATCTTTGGCACGTTCCAGAAGCTCTACAAGCAGGAAGAGGGCGTGGATCCGACGACGGCAGCGCGGAACCTCCTGGCGACGGCTCCGTCCCAGACTATCAAGGTGAAGAGCATCGGAGACATCAACTGCCTCAGCTGCTACTTCGTCCGCGTCTCTGACATGACCACAGGCCTCTCCGGGAAGTACTGGATCAGCTCCGACAAGCACATCTGGGAGAACGGCTCCTACACGATGGAGCTGGAGCTGACCTTCGACAGCATCATGACGGAGGTCGAATCCACACAGGAAGAGGAGGCCGAGAAGACATGAGCTGGACGAATGATCTTGTAACCATGATGAGAGGTCCGGAGGCCGGCAGCACCGGGGGCACGATCAAGCTCGCCCAGATGCTCGGCCCGACCTCCTGCAAGCTGGGAAACCTCACGCTGCAGAAGGAGGACCTGCTCTTCGCAGACTATCTGCTGCAGAAGAACTGCATCCAGGTGAAGGAAACGGCTCCGTCCAACGGCGGGCTGTGTACTGACCAGAGCACCTACCTGCCGGCGCTTAAGGCCGGCGATCAGGTGGCCATCGTGCAGATCTCAGACAGCAAGTTTTTCGTACTCGGAAGGATGGTGAGCGCATGAGTATACTGCCGTCTTTTCTTAACACCGAGATCGTGGAGGCGCGCCGTGTCGTAACCGTCCAGGAGACGCCCAGGGAGTACGGCATCGACTTCAGCACCGGCCAGCTGACCGGGCTGATCGTGGAAGGCCTTGAGGCCATCAAGGTCTGGATCTGGAACTGCCTGCACTCGGAGCGGTACCGTTACGCGATCTACTCGTGGCAGTACGGCGTGGAGTACGAGCAGTACATAGGAGAGACCGTCTCCGACGAGTATCTGCTCTCTGACTGCCAGACAGAGACCGAGGAAGCCCTCCTGGTGAATTCCTACATCACCGGGATCACGGACTTCGACGCGCATCTGGAAGGCACGAAGCTCTGCATCTCGTTCACTGTCGAAACAACTATAGGTACCTTGGAGGTGAGTGAATATGTATGAAGATAGGACCTACGAGACCCTGCTCGCCGAGGGGAAAGCCCAGATCAGCGACGACATCCTGAAGGGCGAGGGATCTCTGGTCCACAATGCCCTGAGCGTGATCGCCTACGAGCTGGAGCGCTTCTACATCCAGGCGGATTACCTTCTGAAGCAGATCGATCCGTCCTCCGCTGACTATGAGAACCTCGTGAAGCTCTGCGCCCAGCGCGGCATCTATCCGGAGGACGCGACCTGCTGCGAGGTGAAGCTGGTGGGAGACGCGCTGATCCCTATAGGCGCCCGCTTCAACCTGAGCGCCTACAACTACGTCGTGATCGGTACGATCGACGCGGCGAACTACATCTACCTCGCCCGCTGCGAGACTGCCGGATCCGCGCCGAACGGCCTGACCGGCACGACGATCCCGATCACCTACGTGGAGGATCTCACCTCTGCCGTGATCACGGAGATCCTCGTGGAAGGCGATGACGCCAGCACGAAGGAAGATCTCCTGGCCGCGTACAAGAACAGCTTCGACTCCAGCTCCTTCGGCGGCAACGTCGCGGAGTACAAGCTGAAGATCAACGCCTTCGACGGCATCGGGGGCTGTAAGATCTACCCGGTCTGGAACGGAGGCGGCACGGTGAAGGCCGTGCTGATCAGCAGCGACTTCGGTGTCGTATCCCAGTACCTGGTCGATGAGATCCAGGAGGAGATGTGCCCGACGCCCAAGAAGGGCTACGGCATCGCCGCGATCGGCCATGATATGACGGTCCTGTCCGTCGAGAGCGTGACCGTCAACATCGTGACCAGCATCACCTTTATGACCGGCTACAGCTGGGCGGCATGCGAGACAGCCATCAAGGCCGCCATCGAGGAGTACGTCGCGGCTCAGCGCGAAGCCTGGGCAGACGGCGATGAGAACACGCACGTGACTGTATACGTCAGCCGTATCGAGAGCGCGATCCTGTCCGTGCAGGGCGTGCTCGACGTGGGCAATACGAAGCTGAACGGCAGCACAAGCAACCTCGCCCTGGACTGGGATGAGATCCCGGTCCTCGGAACCGTGACCAACACATGAGCGGTCTGGAATTCCACACGATACACTGGCTCCCTCAGCACCTCGCGGAGATGAGGGAGTGGCAGGAGATCTGTAAAGCCTACGACTATCTCCTGGCCAAGACCTTCGAGGACGTGGATGAGATCTACGCGAACCAGTTCCTGGACAGCCTCACGGAGATCGGCTGCCTGCTCTGGGAGCGGCTGCTGGGCATCACGGTCACGGAAGACGAGACGCTGGAAGACCGCAGGCAGGCGATCAAGAGCTACTTCATCGGAGACCTGCCCTACACGGAGAACAAGCTCCGCGAGGTGCTGGAATCCCTGGCGGGCCCGGAGAACGTGACGCTGAAGGTCACGCAGTCCATTTATGAGCTGCGGGTAGATCTCACGATCAGCACTCCGGCCGTGATCAGCAACGTGGAGGACATCGTCTACAAGATGCGGCCCAGCAACATGGTCGTGCGGATCTGCATCAGCTACGATTACAAGGATCCTGTCTATGTGGGCCTCGCGTTGAAGCAGACAAAGACGCTGTATCCTACGGACATCGAGACCTCTGATCCGATCGCGGGCTTGGCCTGGTACGTCGATCATGATGAGGCGCTCCTGGTCGATACCGATGGCAGCGTATTTATAAGCAATGAGGAGGCGTAAATGGCAGATACTTATTTAACCTTAAGCACTACACCGGCTGGGCGGAACATGATCGTCCGGTCGCTGTACGGCGACTCCATCACCTTCACCAAGATCGTCGTCGGCAACGGCCAGCCGGCAGACCCGTCCAGCGTGACGGACATGGTGAACCCGCTGCTGGAGATCAGCCTGACGGAAGCAGAGCCGGAAGAAGACTACATGCTCCTGACCGGATACGTGAGCTCTTCGCAGATAGCGTCCAGCTTCTACGGCTATGAAGTCGGCGTCTACGCGGAGGACGACAACAACGAGGAGCACCTCTTCGCGTACCGGTACTCCGGCTCCGATGTCGATTACTACCCGGCAGCAGACTCCGGCAGGGCTCTCGAGCTCAATCTGACCGTGGTCGTACAGCTGGGCAACGCGGAGAACGTAACCGCGATCCTGATCGAGGGCGACACCTACGCGACCAAGGTCGAGTTTGATGCCCACGTGAATGATCGCAATAATCCTCATCATGTGAGCGCTGAGGACGTAGGCCTGGGCAACGTGCCGAACGTGACGACCAACGGCCAGACGCCGACCTTCGCCAGGGCAGGCACCCTGGCGAACCTCACGAGCGGCGAGACGCTGGCCGTGGCTATGGGAAAGATCGCGAAAGCGATCTATGACCTGATCGCCCACATCGGCAACAAGAACAACCCGCACGGCGTCACAGCCGCGCAGGTCGGAGCCGCTGCCGCTGGCCACACTCACAGCGCAGCAGACGTCAACTCCGGCACGCTGGCCGTGGCCAGAGGCGGCACCGGCAGCTCCACGCTCTACGGTTCGGATCTGGCCAAGGTAAGGACCGCAACTCTGACAGCCGCAGGCTGGTCCGGATCTGCACCTTATACGCAGTCCGTCAACGTGAGTGGCATCACTGCGAACGATGCGCCGGTCATCTCGGCCGGAGCTCCCTCGTCGCACACCGCAGCGAACTACACGACGCTGATCAAGAACTACGCCATGATCGACAGGGCCGTGACGGGCTCCGGGAAGATCACGTTTTACTGCTACCGTAAAAAGCCGACGGCGGCCA